ACGCACCTCATGCTGTTCGGTGGAAGCCGTTCGGGCAAAACATTCCTGCTTGTGCGCAATGTGATCATGCGGGCGCTCAAGGCTCCGTCATCCCGTCACGCAATTCTCCGGTTCAGATTCAATAGTGTCAAGGCTTCCGTTGTGCTGGATACCTTCCCGAAGGTCATGCGGCTCTGCTTCCCAGGTGTTAGGTTCAGGCTAGACAAGACTGACTGGTTCGTTGAATTCGAGAACGGGAGCCAGATCTGGTTCGGTGGCCTGGACGACAAGGAACGGACAGAGAAGATTCTGGGCATGGAGTTCGTAACCATCTACCTGAATGAATCCAGCCAGATCCCAAAGGCGTCTAGAGACCTCGCGGTAACTCGTCTGGCTCAACAAGTGGACCAGATAATCCAAGGAAAACCTTCGGTTAAGCTGAAACCAAGGATGTATTATGACTGCAATCCACCGTCTAAGGCCCATTGGACATACGCTTTATTTATCGAGAAACGCGATCCTGACACAAAAAGGCCGATACAACATCCAGACGATTACGCCAGTTTCAGAATTAACCCGGAAGAAAACGCAGTTAACATTAGTTCGGATTACCTAGAAACCCTCAAGGGCCTGTCTGTCAGGCTTCAAAAGCGGTTCCTCAAGGGTGAGTTCGCCGATGCCACGCCTAACGCTCTATTTCATGATGAGGACATAGACAAGTGGCGGGTTATTGACGGGAACCTGCCCGCGTTCGTTCGGGTGGTCGTTGGGGTTGATCCTTCCGGGGCCGATGACGCAGACAACGCAGACAATGACGCTATCGGTATCGTCGTGGGGGCGCTCGGGACAGATGGCAATGCCTACCTGCTGGAAGATTGCACCGTCAAGGCTGGCCCTGCGACATGGGCAAGGATCGCAACCCAGGCATTCGACAGGCACCAAGCCAACCTGATCGTCGGAGAGCAGAACTTCGGCGGAGCAATGGTCAAGAGCACCATCCAAACCGCGAGGCCAAGAACGCCATATAAATCTGTGACCGCTGCCCGTGGTAAGGCGGTCAGGGCGGAGCCGTTCTCGGCCCTCTATGAGCAGGGCAAGGTCAGACATGCTGGAGACTTCCCGGATCTTGAAGATGAGTTGACCGCATTCTCAACTGCTGGCTACACGGGGGAGAACAGTCCGAACCGTGCCGATGCCTGGATATGGGTTCTCGCTGAGTTATTTGGCGGTATAGTAACTCCCAAGGCTACAAAGACTGATACGGCGCCTATCCCTGTGGCGAATAGATGGTAACAACAATATAATATTGATGCGGGGGTTTAGATGGCCGGTATTACGAATGCGGAGCGATTGGCCAAGATCCACGCTGAGGCTATCACTCAATTCGATGAGATCCAGTCTGCGGTAAGAGACGAAAGGCTGCAATGCCTGGAGGATCGCCGGTTCTATTCCATCTCGGGTGCGCAGTGGGAAGGCCAGCTCGGTCAGCAGTTCGAGAACAAACCTAAGTTTGAGGTGAACAAGGTCCACCTGGCTGTAATCCGAATCTTTAACGAATACCGCAATAACCGAATTGATGTTTCATTCGTGAGCAAGGATGGATCGGAGCACGATAAGCTAGCTGATACTTGCGCTGGTCTGTATCGGGCCGATCAGCAAGACTCCTGCGCAGAGGAAGCCTTCGACAATGCCTTTGAGGAGGGCGTTGGCGGTGGAATTGGCGCATGGCGTCTACGGGCTGAATACGAGAACGAATACGACCCCGAAGATGAGAAGCAGCGGATTCGGTTTGAGCCGATCTATGATGCGGATTCCTGCGTGTTTTTTGATCTAGGGTCTAAGCGGCAGGACAAGGCGGACGCCAAGCATTGCTTCGTCCTGTCGTCCATGACCCGTGGCGCATACATGGATGAATGGGGTGATGACCCGTCCTCCTGGTCGAAGGACATCACCGGTTCGGTATTCGATTGGGCGACTCCTGATCTGATCTATGTTGCGGAATACTACAAGGTCCAGGATGCGAGCGAGACGGTAGTCACTTTCAAACTTCTGTCTGGCGAGGAAGAGAAGCATACCCAACGGGAACTGGATGATGACGAATCAATCTTGAGGACGATCCTGGCCACGGGCGGTAAAGAGATCAGCCGCCGCAAGGTCAAGACTCGCAAGGTTCATAAATACATCATGTCAGGCGGCAAGGTGCTGGAGGACTGCGGCCTGATCGCTGGTAAGAACATCCCAATCATCCCGTTCTTTGGGAAGCGTTGGTTTGTGGATGGAATCGAACGGTGCATGGGCCATGTTCGGCTAGCCAAGGATCCTCAGCGGCTCAAGAACATGCAGCTCTCCAAGCTGGGAGAGATCAGCGCCCTGTCTAGCGTGGAGAAGCCGATTCTCACGCCTCAGCAGATCAGCGGACACCAGTTGATGTGGGCCGATGACAATCTCAAGAACTATCCGTATCTTCTAATTAACCCCATCACCGACGCAGCGGGGCAGGAACTCCCATCTGGTCCTGTTGCATATACCAAGCCTCCACAGGTTCCGCCCGCCATGGCCGCACTACTCCAGCTTACTGAGCAGGATATGCAGGAGATCCTGGGTTCGAGCCAGCAGGCCGATAAGATGGTGTCGAATATCAGTGGGAAGGCTGTTGAACTGATCCAGACCCGCTTGGACATGCAGACTTTTATCTACATGTCCAACATGGCCAAGTCTATGCGCCGATCTGGTGAGGTCTGGCTTGGCATGGCGAAGGAGGTTTATCCCGGGGGGGATGAGAAGCGAAAGATGAAGACCATCGGGACTCAGGGTGAGGTTGGCTCGGTGGAGATGCTAAAGCCGATCCTTACCGATGATGGTGAGGTCGAATACGAGAACGATATGGCAGAAGCAGATATGGATGTAGCGGTTGAGGTTGGCCCTAGCTCCATGAGTAAGCGTGAAGGCGTGGTCCGTAGCCTTGTGAATATCCTGGCTATCACTCAGGACCCAGAGACCCAGCAGGTTCTCCAGTCCATGATCCTAATGAATATGGAAGGCGAGGGCATCGCTGAGGTTCGGGATTACTTCCGGCTCAAGCTGGTCCGAATGGGTGTCATGAAGCCCACAGATGAAGAGAAGACAATGCTTGAGGCCGAGGCCCAGAATCAACAGCCGGATCCTCAAACTACCTTGATGCAGTCCATGGCCAAGAATGAAGAGGCCAAGGCGGTTAAGGCTCAGGCAGACACGATTAAGACAGTAGCAGATACGGAAAAGGTGAAGGCCGAGACGGCTAACACCCTTTCTAGTATGGACATGGCCACGCAAGAACACGCCCTAAGCGTAGCCAAGCAGATTGGGCAGGCAGTAAGCGGAAACCAGGTGGCCGCATCTTCACCTGAGAAGCAAGGGACGATGTAATGGAAAACACGGCAGAAGAAGGAACTGATCTCCAGATCCTGGACCCTGAAGGCGTGGCCGATACCGGAGCCGCCGAAGATCAGGGAGAGGAAGAGGTCATTGTATCCATTGGTGAGGTTGCGCCGCCTCACGAAGAAGAAGCGAAAGCGCCCGAATGGGTGCGAGAACTTCGCAAGAAGAACCGCGAAGATACCAAGCGGATCAAGGAACTGGAAGAGAAACTGAAGTCTGTAACGGCAGAGCCTGCTCCCACGGTTGGGAAGAAGCCCACGCTGGAAGATTTCGACTTCGATTCTGACAAGTTCGAGGCCGCCCTAGGAGAGTGGTTCGAGACCAAGCGAAAAGCAGACGAAGCAGCCAAGGCCGCCAAGAAGGCGGAAGAGGATGCCAGTGCTGACTGGCAGGCAAAGCTGGAAGGCTACGCCAAGGCCAAGACAGAACTGAAGTTCGCAGACTACGACGATGCAGAAGCCGATGCCATGGGCTCCCTGAATGTGACGCAGCAAGGGATTGTGATCCAGGGTTCTGAGAACCCAGCGCTAGTTATCTACGCGCTGGGCAAGCACCCCGAGCAGAGAAACAGCCTCGCGTCTATCAAGGATCCCGTCAAGTTCGCCTTTGCCATCGCCAAGCTGGAGGTTCAGTTGAAAGTAACTAAGCGCAATACCCCACCTCCTCCCGAAAAGGTCATCACCGGAACTGGGAGAACGGCGGGAACCGTCGATTCAACTCTGGAACGCCTGGAAGCCGAAGCCGAGAAAACTGGAGATCGAACCAAGATCACCCGTTACAAGGCAGAGCTGAGGGCCAAAAACCGCAAGTAACCAAAGGAAACAACAATGG